ACGCGGCCGGACTTCTCGACCGCCTCGACTTTTGATTTATGGCACAGAAGGGATCGGAAAATCCACCTTTGCAGCCAACGCGCCCCGCCCTATTTTTATCTCCACCGAGGACGGCCTGGGAGAAATCGATTGCCACAAATTCCCCCTGGCCCGAAGCTATTCGGAAGTGATTGGGGCCTTGACGGTATTGCAAAAAGAAGATCACGACTACGAAACGGTTTGCCTCGACAGCCTTGATTGGCTCGAAAAACTAATCTGGGATCAAGTTTGCAGGGAAGCCAAAGTATCTTCTATCGAAAAAGCGGACGGTGGCTACGCCAAAGGATATATTCACGCCCTTACCTATTGGCGGGAAATTGTGGACCTTTTGAACGGACTAAGGAATCAAAAAAACCTGGCCATAATTTTAATTGCACACTCTAAGATCGAAAAATTTGAAGACCCCGAAGCTGCCCCCTACGACCGTTATTCTCCTCGATTGAACAAGCACGCCGCCGCCCTGGTTTGCGAGTGGGTAGACGCGGTTCTTTTTGCCACTCGGAAAATCCGCACTCAAAAAGAGGACACCGGTTTTGGGCGAACTCGAACGACTGCTCACGCCCTCGGGGGAGAAGGAGGGGAACGAGTCTTGCGCTGTATTGGGGGGCCCACCTGCCTGGCCAAAAATAGGTACGGTTTTCCGGAAGAAATAGCTTTATCTTGGTCGAGTTTGGTACTCGGCCTATCTCATTCTCAAGGAGTTTCTGCCAATGGCTAGCCTGAACGGATTTGACGCAAATAAAGTTGAACCAACCAGTTTCGAGCCAATTCCAGCTGGAAAATACCTGGCTGCAATAATCGATTCTGAAACAAAACTTACCAAAGCGGGGACGGGCTCCTATCTTGCACTCACCTTTGAAATTCTTGAAACACCCTATAAGGGCAGACAAGTTTTTGCTCGACTCAATCTGGAAAACCCAAGCCCAAAAGCGGTGCAAATCGCGCAAGGCGAACTGTCAGCAATTTGTCGAGCAGTGGGAGTTCTCAAACCAAAAGATAGTCTTGAATTACACAATCTCCCCCTGATCATAAAAGTGAAGGTGAAAAAAAGAGAAGATAATGAGGAATTGACCAACGAAATCCGGGGATACGAAAAAAAGGAAACTGTCGTCTCTTCCCAAACCACTTCAGCCCCTTGGAAAAAATAAAATGGCCAAAGAAAAGATTCTAATTTTCGATTTGCCCTATCCGCCCTCTATCAACCACTATTGGCGCCAGGTAGGAAATCGCACCTTGATAAGCCGCCAGGGGCGCATTTATCGGGAGAGAGCCCGTGATTTTTTGACAGCGTACCGGCTTGACAACCCCTTTGAAATTCTTAAGGGGCCGTTAATTTTAACGGCCGAATTTTACCCTCCCGACAATCGCCGCCGAGACCTGGACAATCTTGCAAAGGCTTTACTGGATTCCCTCCAACACGGCGGAGTGTATGCGGACGATTTTCAAATTTGGCGCCTGGTTTTAATCCGTTGTGGCCCTATTCTTGGTGACGGAAAAGTCATGGTCACAATTCGAGAAAGTGAAGGTTAAAAGTGAGCGATTGTTGCGAAATTTGCGGCGCACTTCTGGAGTGGAAGGATTGCTGGAAGTGCTACGACCCCGATTCTCTCCTGCTGCCAGATTGCCCGGAGTGCGACGGGGAAGGGGGCTACTGGCAATGTTCGGAGCTTTCCCACTCTGAGGAAGATTTGGCCGCCTGGAGAAAAGAGTTAGCCCGAAGGGACGATCAATGATTTTGCGCCCATATCAAGAAGAAGCCAAGGCGGCGGTTTATCAATACCTGCGCGCCCAGAACGACAATCCTTGCGTCGTTATCCCCACAGCTGGCGGGAAAAGCCCTTTGATGGCCGCTATTTGCGCTGACGCCGTTGGCCTTTGGCAAGGTCGGGTTTTGATCTTGGCTCACGTCCGGGAATTGCTGGTGCAGACCGCCGACAAGCTGCGCCGGATCTGTCCAGACTTGAAAATAGGAATTTACTCGGCCGGATTGAAACGCCGGGACACCCAAGAACCAATTATCTTGGCCGGCATTCAATCTGTTTACCAGCGGGCTTGCGAGCTGGATAAATTCGATTTGATCCTGGTGGACGAAGCTCATCTGATCCCTGCCGACGGCGAAGGCATGTATCAGACTTTCCTGACCGAGGCCCGGAAAGTCAATCCTCAAGTTCGCGTTATCGGCTTCACGGCCACCCCCTATCGCCTCGACAGCGGTTTAATCTGCGGTCCGGACAAGATTCTCACCGAAATCTGTTACGAAATCGGCGTCCGCGAATTGATTGTGCAGGGCTACCTTTGTCCTTTGATCAGCAAAGCTGGCAAGACCAAAGCCGACACCAGCGGCTTGCACGTTCGTGGCGGCGAGTTTATTCCGGGTGAAGTGGAAGGCCTGATGGATCAGGATGGCCTGGTCGAGGCGGCCTGCGCCGAGATCGTCGCCCACACCCACGACCGCCAGGCGGTTTTGATCTTCGCCAGCGGCGTCCAGCACGGCCAGCACGTTGCGCGGATTTTACGCGATTGTCACGGCGTCGATTGCGGCTTTATTTGCGGGGAAACGCCAGGCCAGGAAAGGGACGACCTGCTGGCCCGCTTTCGTGGCGACGACGTGACCCCAGACGGACTGTTCCAGGAACAGCGCCCGCTCAAGTACCTGGTCAACGTGCAAGTTCTGACGACTGGTTTTGATGCGCCCAAAATCGATTGCGTGGCCCTTTTGCGCCCGACTCTGTCGCCGGGGCTTTATTATCAAATGGTCGGCCGAGGCTTCCGTCTGCATCCCGGCAAGGCCAATTGCCTGGTGTTGGACTTCGGCGGAAATATCCTTCGACACGGGCCGGTCGATCAAATCAAAGCGCCCAAGTCGGTTGACGGCACCGGCAACGGTGAGGCCCCCGCAAAAGAGTGTCCAGACTGCCAAAGTGTAATTGCTGCGGGCTACGCCAAGTGTCCGGATTGTGGATACGAATTTCCGCCGCCTGCACGCCAAGCCCACGGCACCCAGGCCAGTGAGGCCGGGATTCTGTCCGGACAGGTTACAGACACCCACTATCCCGTCAATAATATTTTTTATTCGGTGCATACCAAGCGCCAAGCCGGCCCCGAGGCCCCAAAAAGTTTACGCGTAGATTACCGCGTAGGGTGGCACGATCAAAAATCAGAGTGGATTTGTTTCGAGCACACTGGTTTTGCTCGCCAAAAGGCAGAAGCCTGGTGGCAGGCCAGGACTACCTTGCCGATTCCAGCTACAGCTGCAGCTGCCCTCGACGTGATCGAGGAATTTGGAATTCTTCAACCGAAAAATATTACTGTTCGCGCCGTAGCTGGTGAAGATTACGAAAGGATTATCGGCTACGAATTACCACCGCTGGAAAATCAGGTTGACGAATCTTTCGATTATTCAACTTTTGAAATCGCCAAGGAGGAAATACCGTGGTAGCCAAGTTAAAAAAAATTGACAAAATATCCCTCCTTGAATTACTGGCCCCATTCCAGCCTTGTCCGGAAGGAGTGGAGTTCTTGCGGCGTTACAAAACCAAAGAAAAGGCCTGGGCTGAGTGCCCGAAAGGCGGGGGCGGCGGTCAGGATGGCCAGGGCGGTCGAGGAAGCGGCAGACTGGGTGGCGGCGGTCAGGGCGACCAGAGCCGTCCAGGCGTTCGAGGCGGCGGCAGACTGGGCCAACAGAACCGTCCAGGCGGCCAAGGCGGCGGCCTGCACGGCGGCTGATTCTCAAATCGTGCAGGCGGCCGAGGCGGCGGCCTGCACGGCGGCTGATTTTCAAATCGTGCAGATAATCCGCCAATATTTCCCTCGGCCCCCTAAACTCAGGAGGAAATACCGTGGATCCGGTCAAGTTAAAAAAAATTGACAAAATCTTGGGTCAGATAATTCGAGAGCACCGTCAAACAAAGCACTTTACCCAGGCCCAGGTAGCTAAAAAAGCCAGACTTTCAAAATGTTTCGTTTCTGATTTTGAAAACGGAAAAAGGGGTATTTCCTTGAAAAATCTAATCCGAATTACCGAATTCGGACTCGATGAATCCTGCGTAGAAATCTTGAAAAAACTGAGGGGAAAATTACATGCTGATCCTGAAAACCCTTAAAAGACTTAACGCTTGCTGCCTTCCCTGGTGTCGATTTTTTCTTCGGCCCGAGGATATTCGCGCAGCGGCGCGAGCCCGGAGCCTGAAGGCTTTTCGGGCCGCGCTGCCTGAGGCGCTCCAGATTTACGCGGGCTGGTGTGTTGGCCGACTGGTCAAGCCCTCTCGATTAGGGATTGGACCAGAAGCAGACCTGAAAGGGGCCAACTTGAACTGGGCCAACCTGCCTGGAATTGATTTGCACGGAGCCGATTTGACGGGGGCCCGTCTTGCCTATTCCAATTTGACTGGCGCCAACCTTTCGGGAGCCAATCTAACCAAGGCCGATTTGTGGAGCGCCCAACTTGTTGCAACCAACCTGGAGAAAGCCAATTTAACCGGATCGTCAATTTCGCCCGAGGTAGTGACCGGAGACCTAATTTGCCGATTTGACCGGAGCTAACTTTGACTCGGTCAACAATATTTTTTACTCGGTTCACACTAAAATCGAGGCTTGGATGCCATTTCTTTTACCTGCCGCTCTTCACTACGCTGAACTCGGGTTTCCTGTTTTTCCCTGTGCGCCAGGGCGAAAAACTCCGATTCCAGAAAACGGTTTTCTGGCCGCCACCCTTGATCCCGAGCAGATAGAGCGTTGGTGGACCCAAAACCCAACAGCAAATATCGGCCTTCCGACTCAGGGACTCCTGGTCGTTGATTTGGACGGGCCCGACAACCCCTGGCCAAACGACTGTGAAAAGGCGCTCGAGTTGGCAGCCGGGCCGCTATCAAAAACGCCCCGAGGCGGTTGCCACCGAGTATTTCGGCAACCTCCAGGCCGGCACTGGCGCTGCACCGAAAGCCGCCTGGCCCCCCACGTTGATACCCGGGCCAACGGCGGGTATATCGTGGCTCCGCCTTCGGTGGTGGAGGGTAAGCCCTATTCCTGGGCTCCCGGCCTGGAGTTGGACGACTCCCCGGACAGGTTGCCGGAGCCCCCTGGCTGGCTGATTCGAGAGTTGGACCAGCTGGCCGGGGGGAGCAATGGGAAGCCCCAGGAAAGCGGAAAAATTCAGCCAGGGAACCCAATCCCGAAGGGCCAGCGAAACGCCGCCCTGGCTCGCCTGGGCGGGAACATGCGCCGGGTGGGAATGACCGAGGCCGAAATCGGTGCCGCCCTGGCAAAAGTAAACGACCGTTGCCAGCCGCCGCTGCCTGCCAGAGAGGTTGCTCGGATTGCTGAAAGTATTTCCAGATACGAACCTGACCAGGTTGCCGTGGCCATAGCCGAGGGGCACTGGGAACAGATGATGGAAGAGGCAGAAACAGAAAAAGAAGAGGAATCTACCCCTCAGATTGCCGATCCGGGGCCGATTCCCGAGGAATTATTGCGCGTTCCAGGCTTTATCTCTGAAGTGATGGATCTTTGCTTAAAAACCGCGCCTTACCCCAATACCGCCCTGGCCTTCTCCGGCGCCCTGGCTCTGCAGGCGCTCCTGGCCGGTCGCAAGGTTTGCGATCAAGGGGATAATCGCACCAACCTATATCTGTTGGCCTTGGCTTTTTCGGCGGTGGGCAAAGATTGGCCCCGCAAGGTCAACACTACTCTGTTGCACCAGGCCGGGCTGGCGGGGGCCCTTGGTGAAAAGTTTTCCAGCGGCGAGGGCCTGCAAGACGCCCTGGCCCAAACGCCGGCAATGCTTTTTCAGACTGACGAAATTGATTCACTCCTTCAAGCAATCAATAAATCCCGGGATGCCCGGCACGAAAATATTTTGAGTACCCTGCTGACGCTTTATTCTTGCTCAAATTCGCTATATCCTCTTCGACGCAAGGCAGGGCAAGAAAAGGTTGATTTAACTATTGACCAACCCTGTTTGGTACTTTACGGAACCGCCATTCCCACCCACTATTACGAAGCCCTGTCTGAGCGATTATTGACGAACGGTTTTTTTGCTAGGTGCGTGATTATCGAAAGTGGCCCACGGCGGCCGGGACAGGAACCCGGCCTTATTTCGCCCTCGCCTCGATTGCTGGAAACTGTTCGCTGGTGGGCCGAATTCCGGCCGGGTAGGGGGAACTTGGAAGCCTGGCACCCTCGACCAGCGGTTGTTCCGGCTGATAGCGCCGCCTCCAAATTGTTGGTAGAAAATCGCCTCAGTTGCGAAGCCGAATACAGTCAAAGTGAAGCTCAGCAAGATGCGGTCGGGACCACAGTTTGGGGCCGTCTGCCCGAACAGGTGAGAAAACTAGCCCTACTTTTTGCTGTCAGTCGAAATCCTCGGGAGCCTCAAATTGACGCCGTTGCCGTTCGGTGGGCGGCCGATTTGATTTTACACCAGGCCCGGCGGATGCTTTTTCAAAGCCGCTGCTTTTCCGGCGCGAATCCTTTCCACCAAGAATGCCTGCGCGCGGTCAGAAAATTGCGTGAGGCAGGGGGAAAACTGACCCACAGTCAATTACTGAAGAAGATGCGAGTTGACACCAAAACCCTGGGTCAAATTTGCTGTACGCTTGAGCAGCAAGGTGATATTCGGATTGAGACTCAGCTCAATCCGGGCCGAACGCGCAAAGTCTATTGTTTATTGAACAAGTGAGAAAGAAGAGGGGGAGAGAGAAGGGGAAGAAAGGGTGAAGGAAGGGTCAAGAAAAAAACCTAGGAAATAATCTTATTATATATATAATATATATATATTTATTACCTTATTACTCTTTTTTCCCTTCTGTACTCACACCTTTTTTTTTAATATATTTCTATAATTTTTTTATAGATTTTTTTATAAATATATATGTGTATATAAGGGGGGTGGAAAGAAGGTAAATAAAGGGGAATAAGGTCTGCAATGTTCAAAATTACATCGAGCCGTTTTTTGGTTCTGGCGCTGTTCGCCGCCCTGGCCGTCAGCTCTTCGCTAACAAAAACGGCCGGCCCGCTCACAACGGGACCGGCCGGAAAGGAAACGATTCATATTCAGTTTACTTTGCCCCGGGTCCATAATCAATAGCGACCTGGCCGACGCCGGCATCTTACGGCGGATCGGTCCACTTTTTTAACCTTTAATTCATTCGGGTATTGCCTTTCCTTGATAGGTTATACAAAATATAACTATAGCGCTGTACCTTTGCCGGCTGAGGAGGGATTGGATTCCCCCCTCAGCTGGTTTCTGGTTTCCTCTTGAATCGATTTTTTTGGCGTGATGAATTGCTCAGCATGGAAGCAATAAACTTGATCCGCGAATTCGGACTTCCCACCGCTCTATTATTGTTGATTCTTTTGGCTGCCGGGGTTGGCCTGCGCTGGGCCGCAAAACAAATCGTGACTCCTTTTGTCCAGGCACACTTGGACCTGGTTTCGCATTTGCGCGATTCTCTATCGGAACAAACAACGGCACACGCCCGGCTAAACGACGAAATCAACGCGAACCGAAACGAGGACAAAGAAGATCACGAAAAAATCCTACAGCTGCTGGGTTGGGGGAAGAAGCCGTGAATCTTTTCCAAATCCAAACGGCTGACGTTTTACTCACTGAAGGAAGAAGTCTTTTTGCGCGCACAATCCGCCTACGCACACGATCTCGGTATTCGCACGCGAGCTTGTGCGTTTGGGTTTGGTGGGGACCATCCAAAAAATTAGCTGTTATCGAAGCGCTCGACTGGCAGGGAGTCCGGCTCTATCCCCTCGAACGATACTTGCGAGACTGTCACAAACGTGGCGAAAAGGTTCACTGGTTCGCCCTGGTTGATCCCCTTGTGAATCGACAACAGGCGGCGGATTTGGCGCTTGGGGCCTGGGGGTCTCAATACGCTTCTTGGAAACAATTTGCAGCAAGTTTTGCGAGGTGGAGTAAACCAATTTGGCGTTTGGCCGGCCTGGTCGACGCGGACACCGACCCCTTTCGCTGGCACTGTTCCGAATTGGTTTCTAGTGCACTTTTTTACGGCGGGTATTATCCACCCCCAGGCGATCAAAATAAATCTTGGCGGTGTACTCCAGAGGATATTTCCCAATTTACCTGCTTACAAAGGCGGGGTTTGCTTCCTGCCGAGGGGGGGAGTTGTCGTGAAAATTTTGCCGCGTGAAAACAAACTGCCTTCTCCGTTAATCTTTGGACTTGTGGCTAGTTTGTTTTTTTTGGGGATTCATTATCAGATAGCTGCCGACGACGCTTGCTGCAAGGAGTGCAAAACTTGCCAAGCGAGCGCATTGCAATTTCCGCCGCGCGAAGGGTGGCACTTGATTCTTCCGGTCGAAGCGATTGACGGAGATACTGTTCGCTTCTTCTGGCTTATTTCGGACGTAGGCAGGTTAAACGGAATTAACGCGACGGAATTAAAGACGCCAGGGGGCCCGGAAGCTAAAGCCTTTTTGCAAAAAATGCTTCCGGGCACTCCCTGCAAAGTGAAGGTGCTCGGCCGGGAAAAATATGGTCGCGCGCTTATCGATCTTTTCATTGAAGATGTTTCGGTGAGCAAAAAATTGATCCAAGCCGGCCACGCCAAACCTTGGGACGGAAAGGGGGCCCGGCCGTGAAAAATTTCGCTTTGGCAATTTTGCTATTCACAATCCCCTCGGGATTGGCGCTTGGGCAAAATCTGTTTCCCGGCAAGCTGGGGATGTCGGCGGATTTGAAAATTACTGTGGTAAAGCCAGCGCGCTGGCCCTGGAATCCCTTCCGCTGCTGGGCAATGCGGGTCCGGGGCGAAAAGCCCCAGCCTCGGCCGGGTCGAAGTCGAGAAATTCGGATTGAAGGAACTTGGAAAATAAAGTGAAAAATTTTTGGCTATCTCTGTTTTTCTTCTTTACCTTGGCCCTCTCGGCTGCTGCAGGACAACCCTGCCCTGACTGACTGCTTGCTCCTGGCGGGCAGTTTGCCCCACCACCACAGCAATTGCAGCAACAGCAAAAATGGCCCCAGGCCGAAGCCCCTTATCGTGCCGCTGCGGTTTCCCTTTTGAACGTAGACAAGGGAGGGAGCGGAACAGTTATAGCTCAGGACCACGAAAAAAAGTTGGATTTGGTTTTAACTTGCGGACATCTTTTTCACGGTCGTATTGGTGGAGAAATGGATGTAATTTTTTTGGAAAGTCGGCAAAAAGTAAAAGGAAAGTTGATCGGAATTGACAAATCCGCCGACCTGGCCGCCGTGGAAATCCCGGCCGGGACCGCTACCAGTCACGTCCCCTTGGCCGATTCCCCCCCTGGCCCTGGCGATCCGGTAATTCAATACGGCTCTCCCTGGTTTGTGCAGGGAGGCCTGCACCGGCGGCAGGGGCGCATCCAAGAATATTCCGATCAGCTAACCTTGGCCATGGAAGTCGCCTCCGGCGATTCGGGCAGTGGGGTAATCAGCGATGGTCGGCTGATCGGCGTTATCACTTCTCACCCGGGGCCTGGCGCCACGACTTCCTGGGCCACTGGCCAAAAAGAAATTAAATCCTTTTTACTCTCCCAGTGTCCTGGGTGGGCCAAGCCCAGGCCGGCTCCGCCTTCGCCCAAACCGCCGCCGCCTTATAGCCACGGGGGCGAGGTTGAGCGGATCTTGGCCGAGGTGAAGGCGCTTCGAGAACAGTTGGCCAAGTTGGGGCAGGCAAATCCGGAGATTCAGCCTGAATTACGGGCCGAAATATCAGCGCTTCGGGAAGCTGTTCTGCAATTGGCGCGAGAAAAAGCTGCCCCTGGCCCCGAGGGCAAGCCTGGCTTGCAAGGGCCGCCAGGCCCC